GCAGGTGCAACAACAAGTATTTCAGGATCACCGACTGCGTACGCAGGTGGTGGAGGAGGTGGATCTACATATGTTTCAACACCAGCTCCAGAAATTCCAAGTTCAACTGTAGGATCAGGAGGAACAGGTGGAGGAGGAGAAGGTAAAAAAAATGGAACGGCTAATGCTGGAACAGCTAATACAGGTGGTGGTGCTGGAGGAACAGGAGCTTCCAATAGTCCTAATAATGGTGCAACTGGTGGTTCTGGTATAGTAATAATAAGGTATAAATTTCAATAGGTAAATTATGAGTGAAGTAAAAGTAAATAAATTAACACCGAGAACAAATTGTGGAACGGTTACATTAGGAGATAGTGGAGATTCATTTACTATTCCTGCTGGTGTAACAATCACAAACAATGGAACACAAACAGGTTTTGGTAGAACAGGAGCTGTTGACTGGCAAACAGGATCAATTAAGACAGCTACATTTACAGCAACATCTGGTGAAGGATATTTTTGTAATACAACAGGCGGAGCCTTTACACTAAATTTACCATCTAGTCCAAGTGCAGGAGCTATAGTTGCAGTTTCAGATTATGCAAAAACTTTTAATTCAAATAATTTAACAATTGGTAGAGGTGGTTCTAATATTGAAGGATCAGCATCAGATTTAGTTTTGGATGCGCAAGGTTTAGCAATGACCTTTGTTTATGTTGATTCAACGAAAGGTTGGAAAGTTACTGGTGCAGGTAGAGAATCTGATGCAACTGATATTACTTTTATATCAGCTACTGGTGGAACTATTAGTTGTGATGGAAATTGTAAAGTTCATACATTTACAGGACCAGGAACTTTTACAGTAAATTGTGCAGCTAGTACTCCTGCAAATAATGTAATTTCATATGTAGTGGTTGGCGGTGGTGGAAGTGGAGGATTTGATGTTGGTGGTGGCGGTGGAGCCGGTGGTTTTAGAGAATATAAATCTCCAGTTACACCATATACTGCTAGTCCATTGAATGGTAACCCAGGTGGAACAGCAATAACAGTTACAGCACAAGCTTATCCAATTACAGTTGGTGCAGGTGCTCCAGGACCATTAAATCCTAGTTCTCCTCCAAGTCCTATGGGAATTTCAGGTTCAAATTCAACTTTTTCAACTGTTACTTCTGCAGGTGGTGGTGGAGGAGGTGGTTGGGCTGGATCTTCTAATCCTAATCCAGGTTTAAATGGTGGATCAGGTGGAGGTTCTGCTGGTTGGGATTCACCATCTAATGGAGGAAGTGGTAATACACCCCCTACAACTCCATCACAAGGAAATAATGGTGGAAGTAATCCTGGAGCAGTTGGTTACAGTGGCGGTTCAGGTGGAGGTGCAGGAGCAGTTGGAGCCAATGCAGTCACTGGTCCTTTAACTAGTCCAAATACAGTAACGGCTGGTGTTGCATCTTCAATTACTGGTTCGCCTGTTACATATTCAAGAGGTGGTAATGGAGGAAACGATCAAACTCCAGGACCTTCTACTCACATAGCAGCAGCTAATACAGGTGACGGTGGTGGTGGTGCAGGAAATTTTCCAACAAGTCCAGGTGCAACTGGGACAGGAGCTAATAATGGTGGAAATCTTGGCGGTAGCGGAATTGTTATTATTAGATATAAATTTCAATAGTTGAATGATAATTAAAATTAATATATAAGGAGAAACATTATGGCACATTTTGCAAAACTAGGAGCTAACGGAAAAGTTATTCAAGTATTAACTTTGAATAATTCTGATATGCTTAACGCTGATGGTGTTGAAGATGAATCAGTAGGTCAACAATATTTAGAACTACACAATAATTGGCCTGCACAAATGTGGATTCAAACTTCATACAATACACTAAATAATAAACATAGTTCTGGTGACAATTCAAAAGCATTTAGAGGAAACTATGCAGGTATAGGTATGGAATGGGATGAAGATAATCAAATTTTTTGGCATAAAAAGCCTTATCCTTCTTGGGTAAAAGATACTACAACTGCTACTTGGAAATCACCAATTGGTGATGCTCCTGCATTAACTGCAGAACAACAATCACAAAATGAAGCAAATACTCACAGATGGGGTTATCAGTGGGATGAAGCTAATCAATCCTGGGACTTGACAGACGGATTAGCATAATTTATATCTGGTGGTGGTATGCAGAAGAAAGTATTAACAGAACAAGCTTTATATTATGGTGATGTGGCAATGCCTAAAGATTGGGACATTGACCGAGATAAATTACAATCAGATATTTTACAATCACAAATTAAAAACAAAGAATTTCCATTTTCAAAAACTTGGGATATGTTAAATACATATCTACGAGAACATATACAGTTAGAACACGGATTTGTTTTAGTTAACAAAGAAACGTGGGGCAATATTTATAAACCTGCGGAAACTACAATTCCATTACTTAATATAGATCCAGTGGATTTACGAAACTCACCAGACTTTACATTATTATACGGTGTAAAAGTTAAAGATTGTATGGTTCGAATACATTACGAAGACAATAGACGTAAAGGTAGATCTTGGGATATACCTTTGACTAATAATAGATTTATAATGTTTCCATCAACTAATATGTATTACTTAACTAATAATCAAAAGGATAGTTTAAATTTTGTGCAAACAATAACTTATGAATATATCTAATTATTATTGGTATTTTAGCGGTGTATTAACACCTAGGTTTTGTGATGAAGTAATAAAATATGCTAATGCACAAAAAGAAACAATGGCAATTACTGGTGGTTATGGAAGAGATAGAGATTTAAATAAAAATCCTTTAAACAAACAAGAAGTATTAGATTTAAAAAGAAAAAGAAACTCTGATTTAGTGTGGTTAAATGATACTTGGATATATAAAGAATTACATCCATATGTACATAAAGCAAATGAAATGGCCGGTTGGAATTTTGATTGGGAAAGAAGCGAGTCTTGTCAATTTACAAAATATAAGTTAAATCAATATTATGATTGGCATTGTGATGGTTGGGATAAACCTTATGATAAACCAAACACACCTGATCACGGTATGATTAGAAAACTATCTATGACTTGTCAGTTGACCGATGGTTCAGAATATAAAGGTGGTGAATTAGAATTTGATTT